CCTCCAAAACTAAAGTCGTCTGCTTGAGACATTGCTGCCACATAAGCTGCTTGGTTTACATCCATTCCCGGTTGTCCTGCTTGTGTAAGTAATCCAGAACCAAAATTACCAAATCCAGTGTTGACCATAGTGTTAGCAGGGGCATTAGCAATAGTGTTGTAGTTACTTAAACCACCTGTCTGGTAAAAAGAACCACCGGGAGCGTCCATTAAACCATATAGAGTACCGTTATTAGTTAATGTCATTTGGTTTCCTGTAAGATTATCACCAATACCTACATCGTGGTATGCACCCATAGCGTTTAAACCACCGCCTAGTAATCCTAATAGACCCACAACTGGCCCCATTGCCATTCCAGCCAAAGTGTTGCCCAGTCCGAAAAGACCTGCACCAACTCTTCCAGAAGTGGGAACTTCTTCATCAAGTCCAACAGTTAATGCAGAACCAGTTGGCCCTAACTTAGCTACATCCACTACTGAATCTATAATAGAACGTCCAGAGCTAGGGTTTTCTACTTGGTTTACTCCTTGTACTGTATTAACTCCAGCTACAGTATTTGGTGATTCATAGAAACTAGTCATATCAAAATTAACAGGTGATTCATAGAAACTAGTCATATCAAAATTGTTTGGCCCTGTATTACCGGGTACTGATACGTTTTGAGGATTGTAGTCTATTCCCGGTGTGGCTATAGGGCCAGAAAAGTAAGGTTGGTTTATTTCTGGTCTTTCCTCAGGATACATTTGTTGTAACAATGCTAAGTCATCATTAGGACTAGGTAAGTTAACCTGAGGGCCAGAAAAGTAAGGTTGGTTTAGCTCTGGTGTTTGATCAGGATACATTTGTTGTAGCATTGCTAAGTCATCATCAGGATTAGGTAAGTTAACAGGATTAGGTAAGTTAACCTGAGTAGGGCCAACACCTGTCCCAAATGTTAGACCTCTTCCTGCTTGAGCATCAGCGTCATTCTGCATTGGCCCTGTTAAATCCATAGGTGATCCAAGTGTTGAATATGGCCCACTACCTAAAGAATTACCACGACCAGAAGCCAAGTCAGCTTTTTCTGCTCTGTCCCTGTCAAAATCTTCAAGAGCTAATTTCATATTAGCATCTTGTCCTAATCCGCTATTTCTTATAGCCTCTACTACTTCAGGACTAAGAACTCCACGACTTACTTGGTAGGCTAANTCAGCTTCTGTATTAGCTATGTCCGTAGTGTTATTTTGTTGCATATCCCTGTAATCAGATATTAACCTATCACCGACAAACTCAACCATTTTTCTTTTCCTTTGCTTTACTATACGCCCTCGACCCAAACCAAAAACTTACGATTGCTGCAAATATTGCCTGTGTCTCAGAATCCCACACGATCATAATAGACGTGGTAAATGTAGCTCCCTCCTGTGACATAATTGCAACAAGTGAAGATATTTTAACAGTTGCAAACAGTGTGAAAAACAAATAGGTTATCACTGGTCTAACTGATGCACGTAGTTGCGAGACAAATCCATCAGAGGTTAAAGATCGATCATGCTCGTAGATTCCTTTTGTCTCAGCTATGTCAGCCTGTGCATCTAGCTCTTCTACTTTAAGTTCACTGAGAGACTCAGCGTACTTAGCTCTAGCTTCCAGCATTGCTAACTCTTGTTTGTTTGCTTGGCTCTGCTTAAAGAAACCTAGCACCTCTGGTACAATAGAACTACCAAAGCCTATTAATGATCCTATTATTGATAACATTAGCTGTATTTTCCTCTTAGTTCCATATAATGATTACGCCAATCTTGTAAGAAGTCACCAATGGTAGGGTTCTTCTTTTCTTCTGTTTCTGGACGTATGTTAGATAGAATAGCTTTCTTTCTATTTTTGTTTTTCATTTGGCTTATAGGTCTATCTTTAAACCTAGATATTTCATTGTATCCTACAAAACCTTGTTGGTGAGCCATGTAAAGATCAAAAGGTGTAATTTCTTTAAGACCTTGTTTTAGAAACGACTGAGCATTTTTATTAGTATACCTGTTTAATAACCTATTCTGTACTCTTGGGTTATATAAATCTTCTCCTTTTTGTAGTCCAAGTCCTTTAGCAGTCTTAGGTAAAAACTGGTACAACCCTATAGCTCCACTTCCCTTGTTCTTAGCTTTAGGATTATTAGAGGACTCTAGTAAAGCCCAAACTTGTCTATCAGCAGGAGGTAAATCATATACGGGAGTTCGTTCTGATTCTTCTGGTAAAAGAGTTGTAGGTCTTTGTACAGGTGCTTGTTGTACAGGTGCTTGTTGTACAGGTGCTTGTTGTACAGGTGCTTGTTGTACAGGTGCTTGTTGCATAGGTGCAGGAGGAAGTAAACCACCCATTTCAGCAGGAAGTAAGAAAGACGGTATATAACTATCTTTTGCTTTTAAATCGTCCAGTAACCCTTGTAAATAATTTTTCTGCATGGTGTCTTCCAAATTAAAAGTATTTATTAAAGTTGAACTTACCCACCAAACCATTAAAATCAGGTACAGTAGTAAAATTAGTTTCATGGGTGATTTTAGAATTTGGTACATTAACTGGGTTAGGAAGTGAACGGTGGTTTTTAATTCCAACATTACCATTCGGATTACTATTAATATCTCCAACAGTATTACCCCCAACGTCTTTAAAAAAATCAAATGACATTATGAGAACCTCTTAGCTATAGCTTGTCCCTCAGCTAACCCTTTTTCTCCTAGCCCTGCATACTGTTGACTAGCGTTCAATAGGTTTAGCATATTTGCTCCAAACTGTTGTTGTATATTTGCCATGTCTACAGGTTGAGGTTGAGACTGCTGTTGCATAGACATCTGAATCTCTTCCTCGTCTACCTGCTGTCTTTTGACATTAGGTGTGTTTTCTGGAGGTAGCCCTTCATCAGCTTCGTCCAAGTATCCTGACACTGTTCCAGCTAATAAACCGTTTCTACCTGCCATTGTAAGACTTGCTGTGTTTTTACCCCCTTTAATTAACTTAGACATAAGAGGTTTTACTTGTTTTTCTATTTCATCTTGTGGTAAACCTTTTTTACTCAACTGGCTTATTCTATTCCAACCCGGTTTACCCGGAGCAAAAGATTTCAAGGTGTACATTAAAGATATGGGTTTAAGTGCTCCTACCACAGACAAATTTAAAGCACCACGTATAGTAGATATAGGCATACCTGCTGCACTAATAGCACCTGCTGTTGGGTCTATGTTAAAAGCACCTTGTATTATATTACCCATATTCATTATAGGTTTATAATTAGCTCCTAGTAATTCTTCTAGAGCTTCCTTGTTGGTGTTGTTAGCAGACACAATATCCTGACCCCAAGCTTTTATACCAGTGTTTTTAGCAGTTGCGTCAAGCCCACCGATTTTTAACAATCTAGAATATATTTGACTGTACAACAAATCACTATAAAACTCTGCTCCTCTAGGGTCTACTTCTTTATATCTTCTAAATTCTGCTAAAGATTCTGTTAATTTACCACTACCTGATAAGTTATCACCTAGTGTTGCTATACGGGATATAAAACTTTCTGCCTCTTTGTAACTAAGTGCTTGTTGTAACTTACCTAGACCCTCTGGCTTTCCTTCAGAAATCTGACGGAGAGCTTTCTTATACTCGTCAAAACCTTCATCGTTAAATATACGCTTAAAAGCTTTTTTATGTCTTGCTGTAAATTCACCTCTGTTTTCTAAATCGTCTAAGGCTTTCAAAGCTTGTTTAGCTCTGTCACGTAGTACAGGGATGTTTTCTGGTACTAGATCAATATTGGTAAGACCGTACTTATCCTTGGCATACCTCATGTACTGTGTACCAACTTTACCTAGTAAAGCATCAGCATCTAAAACATCAAAAGCTTTACCCCCTATGTCATCTGTTCCTTTTAGAATCAAATCTAAGTTTTCTACAACATCACTAAAAGTACCTGACTTAGCACCTGTTACAAGTTGTTTCACATAGTCTTCAGCGTTTTGTTTAGTTGTCTTTTCAAGAACACCTATTCTATTTGTGTACGGTTGTATAAACTTAGCGTACTTACTCTGTACCTCTGCAAACTTAGTACCAAAATTTTTACCAACTTTGTTATCTATTACTTTTGTAACGACTTCATCAGTTTTTAAAGTTTTTCTAAGTTTACTAAAGTCAGAACCTTCTGTACCAGCTTGTCTTCTTAAAGCTTGACCAAGCTGATATAAATCACGAGCATTTACTCTGTTCTCTGTTTCTTTTTTTACTTTAGCCCTAGCTACAGGATTTCTATTTGTACCTTTAAATTTAATAACATTGTTTATTCTATTAGCCAAATTACCGTCTACTCTTTGTATTAGAGACATAGCACCATCAGGTGTAGTACCAGCAGCTTTACCAATGTCTTTAATCATCTCAGCAACTTGTGCATTTCCTATTTGATAATTAGATAACCCGTCTAATTCTAACTCACCGTACAATGCTTTAAATTTGTCTTGACCAAATCTAAATTGTTTAGAAATGTTTTGAGATATTAGCCCAGTTAAAAAACTAACTTCTTGATCAGTTTCAGCCTTAGCACCAACTTTGGTATAAAACTCATCTATGTTTTTTTGAGTTTTTCCTAACAAATCTAGTTCTGATTTAGTAAGACTAGCTTTCATCATGTCAACTATTTCAGGTGTACCCATACCTTTTAACTTAGCGTTTCTAAACATATCATCGTACTTCTGTAAAAAGACTAAGGCATCTGCTGGTAATTTATCTCCTATGTTTTTTGCTCCTATGCCCTCAAGAATAGTTGCAAATTTACCTGATAAACTACCCTCATCACCTAGCATATGTTTGATAGTAATAACGGGTACAAGTTTTTCTATTTCAGCATCAGAATATTTGCCTGTAGCTTTTAGTTCTTGTACTGCGTTTGCTCTGGCTTGTTGTGCTGAAGCTGCTGAGACTGCTATACCATCAGAAGTAGTTTCTCCCATTTTGTTCTTTGCTGTGGTTGCTATCTTACTACTTACACCACCTAGAAGTTTAAAAGGTAATCCTAAAGCAAGTGAAGCACCAGCTACTATAGCACCTTCTGTACCAGCTTTAGAAACAATTTCCCCCAGTGTTTCGGTATTTTCACCTTTAGATTTTTGTAACTCTTCTAGACCTATATTTGCAGCTATGTCACCTACCCCTGCTCTGAAAGAACTAGCCCTAAGACCACGCGAAACAATCGGTGACAAAAATCCTTTAAAAACTAGCCCAGAACCGGGAATCACAGGTAAAAGTATCTCTGCTCCTAAAGCAGCTACACCTACTGTTGCTTCTGGTATAACATCTATAAAGTCGTTTATGGTTGTGTCTGTACCATTAACTAATATAGGCTTGTTACTTTGTATTCCTCTACGTGCTAAACCTTCTGGGTCTACGTACAAGTATCCTTGATCAGTATAGCCCCAGTTATTTTCACCAACTTTATTATTTAGTACAAGTGCTGTTTCTTCTCTGTTACCGTCAGCTAAAGACAGAGAAAATCTTAAATCTTTATCTTGTACACCTGTTCTTATATCGAAAGTGTCTTCAATATTTTTAGTGTCAAAAACTGGATTGTCGGTTAACTTTTGAGCTTCAGCTAATACCTGATCATCAGTTAGACCTTCAGCTAATTTTAATTTTACCCCGTCAGATAATGTGTATACTGTAGGCACTATTTTTAACTCCTTGATATAACTGATCTAGTTTGAGGTGCTGTTTGGATATATACGTTAGGATCACGATTATAACCCTGCCTTAAAATATTACCTGCAACTGTAGCTTCTTGTCTAAATTTATCCTCTAACTGCTTTAGAGCAAATAAAAATTCATTTGCATTTGTTAACCAAGTACCAGTGTCAGGCAACATTGTATCAATTATTTGTTGGTCAGATTTTGATAAATCTTTACCCACAAACTCAAACTGACTATATAGTTTACTTCGTATTATTTTAATATTTCTAGCCGTAGTATTCTTAGGATTAGCTCCAAGCAATGACAAAGCATCATTTAAAGCTTGTGCAGCTTTAGCAGGAGTACCACCTATACTTCCCGCTGGTAGAAAATTTCTCATTTTGTTTATTAAATCTATACCGCCTTTAGCTTTAGCAAACCTGTCTATTTGTTGTACCATAGTTCTATCTGTTTTAGGGATACCGTCACCAGCTTTGGCTTTGGCAGCATCTACTTTAGCTTGGGCTAGTGCCTGAGCATCCTCCCCTCTTCTTAGAGCTACTTCTCCTTCTGCTGCACGTTGTACTACTCCTCCGAAACCTTCTTGGAAATTAGGACGTGAGTATAATGCACCTTGCATTAATCTCTGTAAAATAGGATTGTTAAATATTTTTGAAGCTAGTCCACCCATCAAACCTTCTTCTTTTTGAACATCTGCTTGTTGTTGTCCAAATAGTAGCCCAGAGTAGGCTGGTCTATTTTTTAAATCTTCTTCTGGAGTAATAGCTTTTACAGGCATACCTGCCATTTTTCTTAGACTAGGTGTTATGTCTTTTAAATTAGGATCATTTAAGGCATTCACAAGTGCAACACCATTTAAATTTTTTCTTTCAGGACTACCCGGTAAAGGTTGTTGCACAGGAGGAGGATTATTTTTACTTTGTAGATAATTATTAAGTAACCCCACATTAGCCCTGTCCACTGTGTTTCTCATTTGATTGTTCATAATAGGAGCTTGAGCATTAGATCGTTTTAATATTTCTGCCCTATCTGCGTCAGTTTGTGGTCTTATAGGTGGATTGTTTAGATTTAAAGAACCAAGACTTTGTGCTAAAATTCTTTTCATTTCTTCGTTCATATCAATGTACCTCTTTTACGCTTCATTTGTTCTGCAACTTTTAACTGAGCTTGAGCTTCTAAAGAACTACCTAGTAATCCTAATATCTGTGCAGTGTTTAGACCAAGCTCAGTTTGTGTATATCCACCACTATCCAATCTTTTAGCACCTGATCCTTTTGCTGATTTTGGAATAATATTTGGTAGTCTACTTGATTTAACAGGTTTTGTTGCAGGGTCTTTATACTTAGCTACTGCCTGAGCAATTTTCATTGCTTTGTTGTCTTCTTTATCAGCCTCTACTTTTTTATCCAGCATATCAGTATCACGGTTGTAGCTATATTGTCCCTCAAAAGTATTTTGAAACATTTTATCTTTACCGTAGTAATCTTGATCTAACTCAGGATTACTTGGCCCCATCATACCGCTTAAAAATGTTGTTCCCATTATCTTATCCTCTACCGCTTAGAAGACCACCAACTTGAAGAGCAGTTGTAAAAGGACTAGTTCCCGGAAAAGCTTGACCAGTTGAACCCTGCTGTGAACTTTGGTAAGCGGTGCTTGTACCAAGACCAGCAAGACTACCTAAGATGTTTGCATAGTTAATTGATTGTTTTCTGACAGCCTCTTGTTCTTGTTGAGCTAGTCTAGCTGCATCTGCCAAGTTAGCTTGTGTGTAACCCTCTTGAGACTTACCTATTGCTTCTTGTATTTGTAAAGGTAATGCTGAGGTTTGTGCGACTTGTTGAGCATAAGCAGGTAGTTCGCTTAGTGCTTGTGTTTGACGTTGATCTGCACCTTGTAGAGCTTGGAACAGACCAGAGCGTGTAGTTTCTTCTCTCTTCTGTCTTTGTAGCTCCTGTAGCTCACCCAGTGCAGTAGAACCCACACCAAATTGTCCAGCATTAATAGCTTGCTCCTGAGCAGTACGTTTGTCTAATTCTGTCATTGACCTAGCTTGATCCGCAAGTGTACCTATTTGTGCTTGGTACAGTTGAGAAGACAAAGGGTCTTCTGTAGCAGTTGCAAATCTTTGTTGGTAAGCTTGTTGGAGACTTTGTGGTAAACCCATACCACCTTGAGCAGTGCTTGTACCTATTTGGTTAGCAAGTGTACCAAAGCCTGACAAAGCTTGTTGTGTCTGAGTCGATTGACCGGGTGTAAGAGCACCTGTGTATAGCGCAGGGTCTTCTGTAAACACTGATTCCAATGTAGGTAGATAGTTTTGTATAAACGGTTCTACCTCTGCGTAAGGTTTAACCTCAGTAGACCCTGCGACTCGTTGAGACTGTGGTACAGTAACTACCGTTGGTTTAGATTTAAAGACACTTCCCATAACTACACCTTTTTAAAAATTGTTGTACTCTTAGGGATGTAACCTTGAGATGACATAACTTTCTGCCATCCTTTTCTCCCTATCATTTGAAAATGCTTATAACCTAAACTTATGTAGTGATCCTCTACTTTAGGTAAAGCATACTTAAAATTAAACTTACCGCTAATTGCCTCAAAATTTATTACATCTGCTTTAGGATACGCGATAACTCCTACAACAAAAGCTCCGACTACATCACCGTCTTTAACAGAAATCCAGAGATCAGAGATGTTATTTAAGACACGCTTGACTATATCTTCTGTGTCTACTAGCTCTCTATCGCCCTTGGCTACAGACTTGTCTATAAAATCCCAACACTCACTTAGGACTAAAAATTTATTCTTGTATTCTCTATTGATTTTCTTATAACTTAACCCACGCTCCGCTGGAATTGAAAAAGTAAATACCTTCTCCTGATCCGGGATTCCATACTGTTCCATCTGCATATCTTATATCACCTTGACTTGGTTTATCTGGTTCGTAGAACACTACATCTAAATGACCATCTTGCACTGAGTCTAGAATACCCTGTATTGCAAACAGGTTGTTTGTCAAAAGACTAGTTAAATCTTCCGCATCAGAAGTAGGTAACTCAGGAGCAAATCTTAAAAATTCTTTAGCCATTATCTATCTGACACCGCTTCTGATTCCACAGCGTAACCTGACATATTAAACTGATTACCTGTGGTGTTTTCAAACTTTAAAGCTAAGTATCTACCACGTACTCTACAATCTATTTCACTATCAGTACCTATGGTAAAAGCAACTGGGTCAGAGTAAGATACACCTTGGTTTGCTTGTAGCTCTGCACCTACACTTATGTTAACTGTTCCCGTACCTTCTATTCTTGGAAACACTTTTGTAATACTCTTGACTGCACTAGGACTACCTGCTGTTAATCCTATTCGTTCCATGCGAGAAGTAATAGCAACACCATTAAATGTAATTCCTGAGTCTGCAAGATAAAGTTTAGTATCATTTGTACCACACATCAGTAGTGAGTCGATTGTAGGGTTGTAAGGTTGTTGCGCCCAAGTAAGAGTATCAGCAGCCCAAGTGGTGCTTGTAGCTGTCCATGTGTTAGCTAATTCAGGGTTTACTATACCTCTGGCTATGTAGTTAACACCCGGTAGAGCACGTATAGACCATGTGTTATCACGGTAGTTCCAGATTAAAGCTTCATCAGGAAAACCGTTTGTAGCGTTTGTCTTGGGATAGCATATCCATACTTCGTTTCTAACTTTGTTATGCACAAGGAAAGTCTTGGAAGCAGATGCAGAATCAATCTGGCTAAAAAGATAAGTACGTACTTGATCGTCTATGACACTCTTTAGAGTACTACCGTTGTGCATGACAACATCGTTGGTAGATACAAGTACGTGTTCGTTGTTGCTTATCTGTACAACCGCATCTCTGGCGAATAAACCTATGTCCTTAAATCTTTCTCTCAAGGCAAAAGTAAATGTACCACCTGTGAATGTCAGTGAGTAAATACTGTCTTCTTTGTAAACTAGTAAGTCATTACCTAGAGGTATTGCGTTTAACAAGTGACCTTTAGTACCACCCACAGTTATCTGGTTAGATTCTGACGCTGTGCTACTAGTTGTCCATGTTGCAGAACCGTTGTTAGAAGCTCCTTCAGGGATAGCATCACTCCAACGTATAGAGTATGGCAATGCTGTACCGTTGTCAGTTAAGTTCAGAGCTATCAGGTGGTTTCTAAATGGTACGATAACTTGACACCTAAGAGTACTAGGCCANTGTGCTAAGTCAACAAACCTAGAACCACCTTGTAAGAAACTCTGAGGTACGTCTATACCATTATTAACAACAAGAACACCACCAAGAGCATCCCCTTGCCAATTTTTCCCGGTGTTTGCCAAAGTTGTATAGGCTCCACTTGATCTCGTGACATCTGAGTGAGAAGTTCCTGTAATCTTATGTAAAGCAGTTAAGCCTCCGTATATCCAAAGGTTAGTAGAAGATTGTCTCCAACTTGTAGTCCAATAGGGAGCAACTGTAGGGTTGCCTAAAGCTGCTATGTGTCCTTCTATACTACCTGCTTGCTTGTCATTAAAGCGAACATTTTCAACAGATGAAAACATATTAGATGGCATATCATAAGGAGATAGATCAGAGTTAAAGGTAAAACCTGTTTGTAACCCACTTATGTCAAATATTTCTTTAACCACTGCCAGTTTCCGTATCTGTTGTCCAAATAGTATTGTTAAATTCTTGTAAAGCTATATCTATACCATCCTCAGTTTGTATGTTACCACCTGATTCTTGTATCAGATTAAACTTTTCTATAACCCAGTTAGTATCAGCCATTATGTACCTTGCATAGTTAATACGGTTCCACTGTACTCAGCCCTGTCCTCTAAGAGCATTACGTCTTGTAATACCTTAGCGTAAATTCCACCAAACCTTTGAGATTGTTCTGTGTCGTTTAAAAACAAAGCCCCCTCAAAACAACTACCAAACAAATATAAATCAGGGTAATTTTCTAAAATAATATTACTTGTGTTAGAATCTGATAAAGCAATTAATTTTTGATAGTAGTTAATTCCTATTGTATACGTTGAATCAGGTGTAGGTAATAATTTAATAGTATCACCTACACTTGAGTAAGCTCTTGGTGATCCAGAAGACACTCCACCGTACTCTCTTGAAGCAGACTCTAACGATAAGTACGACAATGCAAAACTTGCACTAGAAGTATCTCTGGTAATGTTTTTTAACTCTATGATGTCACTAGGTAGGTTGTAGAAAGCTGTACCAGCAGTTGTCGTAGTTTCTGCACGTACTACACTTGCTCTGATAAGTAAATCCCTGTTTAACTTACCTTCAGTTAAGGTTATAAAATCAGGTATATTATCTGTCAGGTCATTCCTGTTCAGATAACTTGCAATACTTGCCTGTAGCTCAGAGTAAGTGGATAATGCCATTATATATTACTTTCATGTGTCCTAAGATAACGCCATTCAGGGTCATTAAGAAGTTTTTTAACTTTAGGCATATGATCTTTGTTCATCACGTCTACACCTAACTCACTCTTCCACTTTTCTATTATGATTAAAGGTATGCTTGCAACTTTACGCATATCTTTACCGGGAGAACCAAACTGTGAATCTCCGTTAAATTCTTTTTTGTTTAGTTTAAGCAAAGGCTCTATGTCTTGACTATTTGTAAGTAAGACTTTATCCTCAGCTTCATCATACTTAAATTGTGTTTTAATTGGATCGTTCATCTGTACCTCATAAAGTAAAGGTAGGGGATTTCTCCCCCACCTTACACCGATAGTTTATGATAAGTCGTATACTGCACCTAGAGCAGCTTCGTTTTTAACAACAAGCGTATACTCACAGATGATAGCTCTTTGCTCACCATCAGAAGTACTTGCTACTTCACGTTGCTCAAACGGACGTAGGTAAGCTACACCGTAGTACTCAGGGTCAAGTAACCATACATCCCTACCACGCTGAAAGCGGTTAGGAACAACAGCCATCTCACCAAAGTCACTTACGTAGATGTCCATACCACCAATGATACGTTGATCAGAAGTGTCCGTAAAGTTAGATACTCCACTTGCACCACCTACACCAACAAAGCTGGAGAAGGTTTGCTTTTGGCTAGGAGCCATCATTAGGTACTTTATGTCTGCACCACTGTCGTAAGCTGTTACAATAGCAGCTTTCAACAGAGCTTCAGTAAATGCACGTTGAGTACCATCTGTACGTGCAGCAGCACCTGCTCCAGCACCGTTAGCACCGTTAGC